GAGGGAGGGCAATAGCTTTCCCTCTTTTATTATAGAAAGGAACTTGAAAATGAAACATTATAAATGCGGATTTTCCCACTGCGCACATGCTGATGGAAAAGTGCCAGAAAATGAAGCTGTGAAAATTGGCACACGTTACTGGCATAAAGATTGTTATGAGATATCTGAAACAATCAAGGATATCAGAGAAACTTATCTTGATAAAATTAGCAGCTCTGTGGTTGTCAGTGCCTTAAACAAGATAATCAATAATATTGTTTTTGGTAAGAAACTGGAAAATAAAAAACTCACAAAAGCACAGTCAAATTTGGAAGCAGCAAGATATCTGCAGTTCTGTATTGACTATGCATTGGAGCATAAAATTCCAATCACACATGCGCCGGGATTATATTATCTGATTGATAACGTAAGAGTTAAAAAAGCATACGAGAAAAAGAATGAATTGGAAATGCAAAAAGAAATGAAAAAGCAAATGGATGTTGGTATCGAATCAAAGCCAGTTGATACAACGGTTAAGCCAACTACTAATTTTTCTGCTGGTGGCGGTAACTTTGGATTTGGAAACATTCTGGGAGGCATGAATGAATAACGAGTTAGAAAAACTGTCTGATACACAAGCGGAAGCCGGGATTATTGCCACATTGGTTTATCATCCAGATTTCATTTTACATTCTGATGTTCTAAAGGCAGGGTATTTCTATCATAAGGATAATGGTTGTTTATACTGGGCAATTGATGAGCTTATCAAGGCTGGCGTAGATAATATTGATGCATTCAACATTTCAAATATGTTACAGTCAAACAATGCTGTTAAGAAAACACTTGAAAGCGTCAATATGCCAGATATGGACGAATTTATTGAACTTTGTAGCGATGCTGCCCGTCATACAATTGCAGAATATCAGCTCTTAGTTATCAGTGTTGTAACCCTTGCATTCAAAAGAGATTTGTATAAATTACTCAACAAACTACAAAAACAGACTCTTACACAAGAACTTGATTTAAACCAGCTTAACAAAATAGTATACGACAGTTTGGAAGATTTAACTGGAAGGTATATGTTTGATAGTGATTTTCAGATGTTCGGTGAAAAAGTGCCTGGACTCTGGGAAGAAGTTTGTGAGCGAAGAAATAATGATGGAACTATTGGAGTACCATCAAAATTTCCACATCTTGCAAGATATTTTTCATACGAAAGTGGAGAACTTGTTATGGTTTCTGGTCGTATGAAAATGGGTAAGAGTGCATTTATGCTCAATGAAGCGATGGACAAGATCCAGAGAGGAATCCCGACTATTTATTTCGATACCGAGATGAATGATAGGCTTTTCTATCTTCGTATGTTGGCTAATTTAACTGGAATAGATCAGAAGAAAATAAAGAGCGGAAATCTTTTGCCGGAAGAACAGAAGATTATTGACGATACAAATGAATGGCTCAAAAAACAGCCATTTGTACATGAGTTTATTCCAAACGCTACAAATGAGGAATTGTTTAATAAGTGCCGGATGATGAAATACAAAATGGGATTACAGTTTG